TCGCCGTTTCCCCGATTCAGCTTTTATGAGCTTTCCAGGTTGCTGGAAATGACCTCGCCGGTGATCGCCAGACTGAAGGCGATAGCGACTTTGTTGTCGATGCCCCCGGATTTGACGGCCGAAGTGCAATAGGCTTCAAAAATGTCCGTCGTCTCGTCGCTGTAGGTCACGATCACCGTCCGTTTGATCCTGGCAGCCCTGTCCACCATCATCGCCTGCTGGCCAGGGTCACCGGGGACGAAATTGCACTGCATGGTGTAATTTCCTTCATCGGCGAGGCTCTGCCGTTTCTCTTTGCGGGTGGATTGGAGATTGGTGACATCATAGGTCCCTGATTCTCCCCCGGGACCGCTGAAGGAAATGACCTCCCCGACCTCATGAATGTCCCACTGGACCGTGGTCCCTTGGGTCTCGATTGCCTGGCTTCCCGTGTATGCCATTTTACGCCCCTCCTTATCCTCGTTTTTCCCTCAAAGAAAATTGCAGGATCACATGATAAATCCCGGCCTCGTAATCGTCCCGGTTGTCCAGCAACAATGCGTTCTTGCCAAAGACCTCGATCAATTTATCGATCACGGCCTCCGCCAGCTCCTTCGCCCCGAAATAAGTACCTGCCCAAACGTCCAATTGAAATATTCCATTATCCAGGGTCCGGGATGTGCCGCCGATCGTATTGGTCGGATTCGTCTTCATCCGAAAATAATCGATCGCCGGCAGCGGCTGATCCTGGGGAATTACCAGGGGATAGGATGGAATGCTCAGTTCCGAAAGTGCATTTGAGATTGTTTTCTCGATCATTTAATAATGATGATCCCCGGGATCTTGCCGCCGATCTCCCAGAGTTGGATCCCCAATTCTCTTTTGAGGGCGGCGATCGCCTTCTCGGCATTCTCCTCCATCGTCGGGACGATGAATGGGTGCGGATCATAATGGTGCTTCTTTGCCTTGCCGCGCTCGATCCATTTGCCATAAAAGCCGATCTTGCTGAACCCGATGCCGTAAAGCTGCGTCGTCTGCCAGTTGCTCGTACGGAGTTTCTTCAGCAGCACGCCGGTCCGGCGAAGAGTGCCGGGCCGGTGCATCTTGCCGCGCCAATCCTTGTGCGCCCTGGTGCCCAGCGGGGCCCGGGGCCTGGCTGCATCCCGGATGACCATGGCCCCGGCCTTGACAGCTTGGCCCAAGGCATGGCGCGCGATCTTTACCGGGAGTTGGCCCAATTGGTCGCCCATCTCCTTCAGGCCCTTGACCTCGAAGGTGATCAGATCGCTCATGAGGACTCCCCGCTGCCTGCCGGCGCGGCCTTGTCCGAATAGGTTACGGCCGGCTTTATCTGCTCGGTGCCCATTATAAAAACCTCCCGATGCCCTTCATTCTGGTCGATCGCCGCGTCGATATTGAAATACCGGTCGTAATTCAGGACCGGATCATGATACTTGATCCTCATTCCCGCCCAGATCTGGATCCGGGGGTAACGGATCGGGAAGCGGGTGATCTGCTCGGCCTGGACTTGCCGGGCGGCAAAATATTGGCGTCCGGACAGCGGCTCCATGCCCGCCCTGCATTCCAGTACATCCACCCAGTTGTCAACCGGGGCGCCGTACTCGTCCTTTTCGGTCGGCCGGTTCTCCTGGATGACGATCTTGTGCCTGAGTCTACCGGCCTGCACAATGCCACCAGCATTTTTTCCCCAGCTCTTGGCCTTGATCCAGGTGTTTCCAGATATAATTATCATATATGCGCCGGGTGAATTTGTTCTCGGAGACCGTCTGGCCGACGAGGATGTTTTCCCGGAGCAGATAAAGGTCCGCAACCTCCATCATGATTCCCAGGCGGATATCCTCCGGAACATTTTCCGGCCTGTCCCCGAATCCGGCCACAAAATTGATTTTGAAAGGGAACGGGTCGTTGTCGCTGAAGTCCGTCGGCCAGGACTTGCCGCTTTTCAGGACGAGATAAGCCGGGTCCTGCTCGTTTTTGAGGAGATAGATCAAGGGATCGATCGGCATCTCCACGTCGGACTCGTTAAAGTAATTGATTTCGGATATTAATTGCACGGGGGGATAGGGCAGCCGGATCCGGTCCGGGGGATTGCCGGGCAGAGAATAGCGTAGCGTCTGCGTGATCATCGCCCGCCCAAGGCGGCCGTCCGGCGGATCGAGGCTCCTGACCACGGCCCGGATTTTAAGCTCCAGTTGGCGGTCATCATCATCGATTTCGATGGCGACGTGTTCCTTCACGTCCTCCAGGGTAATCGGAAGTCTTTCCGGCGGCTCCATTACAATGATATTCATATGCTCTCCTTATTACGTGAGACGATTATGATTCAGCCGCTGCGGCTTCCGGGTCTTCTTCCACCTTGATATTTATTCTTCCCCACATGACCCCTTCGGGATTCGTAGGGTCATAAACGACCAACGGCGCGGAATAGATCTTGGCTGTGATCGCTTCCGCGCCGAGAAACAGTCGGATCTCTCCCGTGGCATATTCGCTTTTCCGCCATCGTATGGGATCGGAGTCCCCGTTATCGCTGTCGATCAGTAGGGACCCAAAAGAGAGAGTCATACGAGTAATTGCGTCCATTTCACCGTTCGTCAGTGGGATGGGCGCTGGATCGGAGGCTCGCTTCCTTTTAAGGATTAAATCAATGGTATTGGCGTGGTTTAGGTATACGATTTCCTGTTGCATCTCAACCCCTTCCCCTACGCTCTTTTCCTATTCCAAACTGATATCCAATGCCCCCGCGGCAAAGGAGACGGTGTCCCCTGCTGCCGGCGTCTGATCGACCACGTTATCGTTATCGTAGGCCAGCACGTTTCCTGCATCCAACGTGCCCCCATCCACGATCGCCATGCCCACGATTGTTGACCACCCTCCCGCTCCGACCGTGGGAAAAGTTACGGCATTGACGTTATCGGTCGCAGTAGGAGTGGTCCCGGAAACAGCCGCCCATTTCGGGGTTGACCCTCCCGCCTTATTGACCAGGACCCTCGCATAGTCTGTCCCGGCGACCTCCTTGCCTGCCGTGGTGAGAGTCGTATCTGTATCGGCCCCCGTTTGATCCAGAAGCGCCACATAGGTCGCGGGCTGGCTATAGGCCGTATTGCGAAACATGAGGTCGAGCATTTTGTTGGCCAGGTAGGTCGTGAATCCGTGGTTGGATACCGCCGAGATGGTCACGGTAACCTGCCCGCTGGCCACGGTCGGAGTGTTGCCGGAGACGGGTGTAAAGGAAGCCGTAAATGCTCCTGTGGCAAGGACATTGCCCTCGCCATAGGTGGCCGAATTCACGATTGTCCAATGGGTGATGGTCCCCCATGCGCCGGAGGCCTGGTTGAACGTCACCGCTCCCGTTTGTGCCACTGCCCGCGATGCAGCCGCCGCAAAGGTGATAGCCTTGCGCGTATAATTGTTAGCGTTCGCCACCTCGCTCATCGACGCGCCCGTAGCCGCATCCGTAGGATCCGCCGTGCAAAGCGCAAGATATATTGCGGCGGCGGGAGTATGAGCCGACCCGAATAGGTGATTTAGGAAGGCATTTTCGGCATAATCAGCTAGAGATCCCATTCTTGTGCTCCTTTATGCGTTGGCCCTATGAATCGTCCGCCGTGGGGATACGGATTCGATGGTCGGATCCACGATTATGCCGAGTACGATCAAATATAAAAATAGATCGTCGGGAGTTAAACTTGATCCGCGGATGTCCGCCAATAGCATCCTGACCACGGTCGTCTGAATATTTGCGGTAACACTTTGTGCAGCCACCACGGCGGAGAGGCCGCGGGCCACGTTCCCCAAAATATCGGCGGTAGTACTCTGCGCCGTCACCAGAGCGGAGAGCGTTCGGGCTAGATTTGCGGCAACGTCCGGCGTCAGGCTGCCCGCAATGACATTGGCAAGGAGGCCCCGAGCGATGATCCCGGTAATATCCGAGGTGAGACTCGCGCCCTGGATATTGGCAAGGAGCGCCCAGGTGATGTCCGCATCCAAAATGAAGCTATCCCCCAAACTCCAAATTGCATCCAATCCACTGGTGGGGGTATACCAGAGACAACTATCTCCTAAACTCCAAGTTCCTGTCTTATCGGTAGCCATTAGCTAATCACCGGTGTCGGCCAAACATAAACTTCTTTTAGACTCTGATATTCCATAAGGTCCAGTTTGAAATCTACCCATCCGGCAACAGACGGCGTAAATGTCACCGCCAGGGTTTGCGTCCAGTCGGCATTATTTGCTCGGACGGCGATACCAGGAGCGTTGGTTACCTCCGCTCTGGCTCCTCCTGTCGATATATAATTGGCGAACAACTTCAAATTTCCAGCGGTAATGCCTGCATAGGTGGTTTGCACCTTATACGTCACAGTGTGGGCCGCTGCGGTCATCCAAATTCTGTGTTTATCGAAAATTAAAAGATTATTTACGACGCCGCAATTGCTCTGGACATTGCTCACCTCGATGCAGTAGTCGTGCCCTCCATTAGGATCGACGCTTGGAGCATCACCAGTTCCGTCGCAGGCGGTTTTTGTAATGTCGCCAAAGGCATCAAAAATTTTATAGATCCCGTCATTTCTTGCTAAATTTTCACAGCAGAGTCTACCCGGACGATAGTTTGTGTTGCGACCATAAAAAGAAAGCAATGCAATAGTAGCGGCATTTTTGAGGGTATTTGTCCCATAAAAAGGAAAATATCCTTCATAAGTACACCCGGAAATTGTGCCGGAAATCGTATTGCCGCTGCTGCTGGCGAGGCCAAAATTACACCCGGAAATTGTGCCGGAAATCGTATTGCCGCTGCTGCTGGCGAGGCCAAAATTACACCCGGAAATTGTGCCGGAAATCGTATTGCTGTGGCTGCTGTAGAGGCCATAATAACACCCGGAAATTGTGCCGGAAATCGTATTGCTGTGGCTGCTGTTGAGGCCATAATAACACCCGGAAATTGTGCCGGAAATCGTATTGCTGTTGCTGCTGTTGGCGAGGCCAGAATAACACCCGGAAATTGTGCCGGAAATCGTATTGCCGCTGCTGCTGGCGAGGCCATAAGTACACCCGGAAATTGTGCCGGAAATCGTATTGCCGCTGCTGTTGAGGCCATAATAACACCCGGAAATTGTGCCGGAAATCGTATTGCTGTTGCTGTTGTTGGCGAGGCCAGAATAACACCCGGAAATTGTGCCGGAAATCGTATTGCTGTTGCTGTTGGCGAGGCCAAAAGTACACCCGGAAATTGTGCCGGAAATCGTATTGCTGTGGCTGCTGTAGAGGCCATAACCATAAAAGGTTGTTCCCGAACCTGCGGTATTAATTATTTCGCACCCGAATACGTTTCCTATGGAAGCGGTGATTATCCCCTGTGTTGCGGTGGTCCCCCCTGATCGTATGGAAACATTGCGACTGGTTAAATAAATTCTCGCCCCTGGGTATTGGAGAGAATCCACGTTAGCCGATAAAGTTATGGTAGCGGCCCCAATGGCCGTCAATGTAAGCCTTTGTTGATCATAATCTACGAGATCAGCATCGACCAACACAACTCTGTTATGCCCACTGGTAGTCACCCACGCAGAGTCAGATGACACATCGTCCAAAACGTTCATGGTGGGCATAGTATACGGATTAGTTCCGCCCCCAAGATTCGGGACGGGTCCAATCGATCCAGTATAAATGTCTATCGTTCCTATGCCAGCAATAGAGGTGATGTCTATCGCAGTCCCGGCTGAAAACAAGGCAAGGTTGATGGTATTGGCGGCGGTGTTGATAACATAATAAATAGTGTCCGCTGCGAGAGGAACAGGATATACCCCGTTGCTGCTTCTCAACATCACAGCTGTCCCGTTGGCCAACCCATGATTTGTGTAGGTGAGAGTATCATCGGTGCTAACCGTCCACGCCTTCATCATCCCTGAATGGACGTTGGTGGTAGATGTCCCATCTTGAGTGGTTAAATCAATTGCGGCCCCTCCCTGTGTTAAGGAGAGTTTAAAGGTATCGGCCGCAGTATTAACCACAAAATATGGCGTATCCACAGCCAAAGGTGAAGGCAAGGTCCCACTGGTGGTAACATAAACGATAACTCCATTAGCTAAACCATGCGCGGTATAGCCCAGAGTCTCCGCAGATGTCGATACCGTGCAGCCCATATGAGCACTGCCATACGTTCGCGCATATAAATTAGACGGCTGCGTGCAATAGAGTGCGATGTCCAGATTTGTGGCATCAATCTGAGATGTGTCCTGCAAATCGATCACGGCCTTATTGGCAAAGGCTAGGACCCCAGTATTACCCCATATGCCGTCGGAATTGGCGAGCAAGCGCCCTTTATTAGTCGATGTCGTACCGATCAAATTATATGCTGTCCGAATTTTGGGATACCCGGAAGTGCCGTTTTTAAAGAGGAGCGTGCCGGGAGTTGCACCACCCCGGATAGTCACTGTCCGCAACCCCGTGTACGCGCTAAGATCGACATCCCCCGTTACTAAAACAGCAGCCGAAATAAAAACGGCATCATCATCGGCAGGGACGGCAGCCCCACCAGCACCACCATCGGTGTCACTCCAGGTGGCCGTTGCTGACCAAAGACCTGATGCCACTGCATATTTATTAGACATTCTTATCCTTAATAACTGCCCTTAATTGGCTTTAAATCTTCCAGCTTCTGAGTTGGACTGAGATAACCTTTCTGCACAAGCAACGCCTCTATTTCATTTTTGGTATATACGAACTCAGGCACGGGAAGAGGAATTAATGAAACGTCTATTAAGAGCAGACGTGTTAAAATCAAATCCGCAAGTTGCTTCTCGTCTTCCTTGCCATCACTCAGCATCACAATATCATTGATCTCCCGGCAGTCTTTCCTGCTCACAGTAAATCGACATTCTATTCCCCACGGACGATGAATAATTTTGTGTCCAATGTATTTATACCCTGGAATGTCCATCCTGCCTTATTCCCATCTCGAGGGATTTGGAAACCTGGCTTGCAGGAATTCTCTCATCCCGGCCCCCAGCGCCTTGTCGTTGTGATTCATAAAGAGCGCCTTGTTCGTGCGCTCCTCGATTTCCGTCCGGGTCATTTCCTTCTTAATCCGGGAGAGGACGCCGTCGCGGAACTCGATGTTGTATCCATTCCGATCGGCGTCGAAATTCCAGCCGTGGTATACCACGATCAGGAACCCCTCGCCGATTTCCCAGGGGATCTCGGCCATGGTCCGCATGTATTTCATCTTATTGATCAGGTAGGGGCAATGGCCGTCGAACCGGATCTGGGATCGTCCCATCTTTTTCAGGAAGGCGACCGTCTCGAACTGCCGCTTGATCCAGCGGTTGCGAAAGGGCCCATGTGGACCGCGGACCGCCCCAGCTCTGTCCATCTGCCCGGGCACTTCCCGGGGAGGGTAGATCATGTCCTTCGGGTCGATCGGCGCCAGCCAATATTGGTCGTCGGAGTTGGCCACGAAGGGATCGCTGATCCTGGGATCCGCGCAGGCCCGGAGCATCTTTTTGATGATGTTCTTATCCTTCGAGTTGAGCTCCCACTGGTCCGGATATTGAATATGGATGGCGTTCCTCAGCCAGGACGGCTTGTGGCCGATGACGTAGACATTCCCCGCCCAGGGCTGCGCTGCAAGTGACCGGAGCGAGTACCTTAACTCGGAATCATCCCGCCTCCGGCTCATCATGGACATGGGATAGACCACGTCCAGTTTCAGCGCCCCGGTCTTTTCCGGAATCTTTTCATCCGCCAGTATTCCGTCCATAATTCCTTCGATGTCTTCTGAAATCGGATCCAGGAGCCGTCGACCCGCTCCAGGAGGTGGTAGCAATAGATCCCGTCAATGCGGTAGCATTTAAGCCCCGCTGCGGCGATTCTCCGATGGTAAAGATGGTCCTGCGCAAAAAGTCCCATGTTCCCGAACCCGCCGGCCTTCTTCCAGGCAGTTTTCGAGGTCAGCATGAAAAAACCGCTGATCAGCGCCTTGCGGTCGGAGGGGTTGTTTTCGGTCAGCGAGAAGCCGTGTTTCTGAAAGATCTTCTTCGCCAGGCCGCGATGCACGAGGATGGACTGGCCCCGTGCCGGCGTTCCCCCGATCCGCTGGAACTTGCTTCCCCCCGCGCTGCCGAAGGCGGTGAAAAGGCCCGCGTCCGGATGCTTGCGGATGGCCTCCTGGCAGAGGAGATACCAGTGGGGATTGAGGATCAGCACATCGTGATCGAGGAACAGGACCCATTCCCTTTTTGACTCCTCCATGATGCGGTTGTATTCCCCGCCCAGGTTCGCCCCCGGGTCGAAGGGAATGCAGACGTTGATCACCGGCTCAAGCGGCATCTTTGGTGATCAGCCCGATTCCAAACGGATTAGCCACCCCCCGGTCGATGAATTCCTCTTTCCTGGCCGCCGTCAGTTCGCTCCAGAATTTGCTCACTCCCACATAGCTACCCTTCTGGTAGGGGTTCCTGACCGTCGGGGGCGTCGCGATGTCGTGGAGGGCGATCATTCCTCCCGGCCGGACCAGGCGGGAATACATCTGATAATCGGCCTTCACCCCCTCGTAGGAATGGTCGCCGTCGATGAAAAGGAAATCGAGATACCGCCCCTTCAGGATCCTTTTGACGGATGCCAGGGTCTCGGCGGCCCGGGAGTCCCCGACGATGATCCGGGCAATCCGGAAGATTCGGAAGATATGGTTGCCGAAATTGGTCCGGATCTTGGCGATCACATTCTTGTCACAGTCGATGCCGATCACCAGGCCGCGGGGCCCCACCAGGTCGCACCAGTGGAGAAGCGTGCCGCCCCAGTCGATTCCGATCTCCAGGACGACGCGAGGATGGATGAAGGCGAGCCTGGCCAGCAATGACTCAAGCTCGCTC